AAGCATTCGCACCCAGTAAGCTCAATCCGCCCTGCGTGCCGTGAATAATAATGCCAACAAATTCCTGGCTCAAATACTCCCATAACAGGCGCTCTTCTTCTTCCCAGAATGAAGGCTGGAATGACTTGAACTCACGCTTCACCTGTTTTAGCAGCCTTTCCAGTTGCATTTCAAGGAACTCACCAAACGCACGTTCTAATCGCCTTTCATCCCTGCGCCTCACATCATCATCAGGCGCTTCACCCACCTTGTAGGTATAGACTTCAGCGATCCACCTTGCGCCACCGCGTAACAGCGGTTTCACGTCTGGATAGCGTTTCACAGACTCACGCAAGGCGTCAAGTATCAAATCCTTCACTTGCGCCCCTTCTGTGCCTGTTTCATAAGCCACTTGTCAATGTGCTCGTTCAGCAATTTTCCTACCCTGCCATGCTGCAGCCATAAAGCGGCCAATTCAATGATGATGATGATTAGAAGTAAGTTAGTCATTAGACCTCCATCCTTTCCACAGCCTTATTCAAGGCTTCTGCTAATTGTTTGATGGCGTCATCCTCTCTATGCCCCATTTCAAAGGCGTTCTCAATATCACGCTCATTTCGGCAGTTAGGCAGTCTATCCCTTATCTTAGATGCAACCTCTTCAGGCACGCTTTTACAGACAAAGGGAAAGTCAAGGCTCTTACCCTGTTTCAACTTTCTGAAGGCTAAATCCTGCCACAGTTCCAACTCCCTCAACTGGCTTATGGTTATGGTCGTGGATTGCCCTTCATCCGCTTCAAGTTCAGCAGATTTCATGTCGTCCGCCATTTCTCTTTGCGTTTCGGCATCGGGCTGTGGTTTAGGCGTATTTTGCACCTGTTGACGTTCTGCTGGTGGAATCCAGCCGTTATCTAATGTTTCAACCTCAATTCCAGGCGGCATGTCAAGCCCCAATATCTGCGCAGCCACGCTCGGCTTCATGCCAGAATTGATGTACATGCCATAAGCATAAGCGCGTGATTTCTCTTCATCCGTGCCAGTCAGGGTCATTTCAGGCCTGAACTCAAAGTAAAGGCCAAGCGGCTCAAATATCTGCTCGTTTAGCGAGGCGGCGATAATATGAGAATCAGGCACGATCTTATCCCTGAACCAAGTTGCATACTCAATCTTTGCTGTGGCATAGTTAGCAGAATTAGCCAGCAGAAGCGATAAGGGCATCCCTGCCGCCATGGCAATATCAGCAAGTTTCTGGTCGTGCAGTTCGGAACTGTTCAGGTTGTCAATCCCCTCGCCGATCACATTCACCGCCATAGTTTCAGCGCTGATCACCTTGCCAGTGTACTTGTACCAGCCGTGGATGATCTTATCCCACACGCTCTCAATCTTTTCGCGCTCCTCTTTCGTAGGCACGCCAGCCACAGATAACAACGCTGGCTTTATTCCACCGCGCTGGAAGAAGTTCTGGATGTAATAGTCTGCATAGAACAACACGCCGGCCGCCGCCATAAGGGCCTTGAACTCGGTATGCTTTGAAGGCAGTAACTCGGTGGTATGGTCAAGCTTGAAGATGTAAAAGATGCGGTTATCTTCAAGGCTGTAATAAGTTGTTTCGTTGCCTAATTGACGCTTGAATCCCTTCAGCCCATCCCTATCTGCATCAGGCGTGATGGTGGTAGGCACGAGATAACGCAAGTTCGTAACCTTGCGCCGATTAGCAAGCCCTTCCATGAAGGCATAAGCGCTGTTGGTCATGAACAGGGATAGACGCCACAAGCGCAGTAACTCACGCGGATTCTTTAGAAACCCTAACTTGTTTTGCCAGTTGTCTGAAGTGTCAAATTCCTGGTCACCCTTCAGAATTGCGAAGGGCAAGTTAGCCAGGGCTTTGGCAAAGTGGGATGAGTTGATGCCTGATTATAAAGGCATGTTAGACGCTGATGTAAAGGTTGATGAGGATGCCTGAAAGACCGCTTTGGACTTGGGACGATAAGGCGCAGCGATACCGCGAAACAGCGTCAGGACGTTTTATTGGCATTGAGCGTATGAATGAATTACGCGGTCAATTTATAAGCCAGCAGAAGAACGTGCTGGAGTCATTAACAGATTCTTATTATAACGGTTCGCTCACCCTTCAAAAATACCATAAGCAGACCAGAGAAATTATAAAAGACACCTATATTGACCTTTACGCTATGGGTGCAGGTGGGCGCAAGAATCTATCAGCACGCGATTGGGGCAGAATTGGCGCGATGCTGAAAGAACAATATAAGTACCTTGACAACCTTATGGCACAAATTGAGCGCGGTGAAATATCGCCGGCGCAGGCAGCGGCAAGACTTAATATGTATCTAAATTCAGCTAATGAAGCATTATGGAAGGCATACACGCGTGATCTTGGCTTTGCACTTCCTGCATATCCTGGGGATGGGTCAACACAATGCCTGACAAATTGCCAGTGTGAATGGGAAATTGTAAAAGTGCCTGAAGGCGTGGATTGCTATTGGCGCTTAGGCGCCGCTGAACACTGCCCTGACTGTGTTGAAAGGTCTGTAACTTGGAATCCATGGAAGTGGCCAGAGAGCAGAAATAATGTCTGATTTTATCGGCATTGAAATACAGGGTGCTGAAGGACTTGCAGAAGCGCTTGCGAAAGTGCCTGATGTGGTTGCTGATGCTGCTATTGACGAGGCTAACGCCTACATGGTTAGATCGCTTAGGGCTTATCCGCCTTACACGCACGTAACCTACCAGGCGGCTTATGGCGGTTGGAAGTCTGAAAAACAGCGCCGCTATGTTATGGCAAGAATAAGCGAAGGCACTATCACACCAGGCAAGGCTAACAGAACACAAAACATGTCAAGAGGCTGGGAAATTGTTGGATATGGCAGGTCATCATTTATTACTAACCAGGTGGATTATGCACACTTCTTGATGAGCGATGACAGTCAGGCTAACATGCCTAAATTGATTGGCTGGAAACGTGTTGGTGATGTACTGAAAGAGCGCACGAAGGAAATATTGAGGCGTGCTGAAATTGGCGCAAAGAACGCCATCAAGTTGCTGGGATTGTAAAAGGGGAAATGAACACGGCTATTAGTTAGCAGACAACTGAATAAGGGACGCGGTGGGCACTGGGTAGTGCAGCCGAGAAACCCGACTGTCAGTGGGTACTGAAGTCAAAACAAAGCGGTAATCGCTTAGTTTTGGCTTTGATTGGTTTAAGGAGGTTTTATGGAAGACAACCTAATTTTCTATGGTGATGCTGTGAAAGCATTAGGCGAAGGGAAGGTTGGCGGTTATCTGGTGCGATGGGGCAACCCTGAAACGCCTGACTTGACCGGCGACTTCTTCACGCCTGACAGCGATCTTGGCGTTGAACCAGAGAGCAGGCTGCCTGTCTATTATGACCACGGAATGGACTCCCATTTCAAGCACAAGAAAATCGGGCGCGGCAAGGTCATGTTTGACGATGTTGGCGCTTGGTTTGAAGCACAGCTTGAAATGAGGGACGAGTACGAACGCAGTATCTATAAACTGGCTGAAGCTGGCAAGCTTGGCTGGTCGAGCGGTGCTGCTGGTCACCTGGTGGACAAGGAACTGGTGGGGAAATCCTACCTAATCAAGTCTTGGCCGATTGCTGAAGCGTCTTTGACGCCTACGCCGGCCGAGCCGCGAAACGCAGCCGTATCTATCAAGTCTATTTATCAACCGGAGCAGGAAGAACCTGAACCGGAAAATCATGAGGAGGAAATCATGAGCGAAGAAACAAAATCCACTGCTGAACCTATTGACATCGGCGCGGTGGTAGAAGACGCCATAACCCAGGCGTTGAAGAAATATGAGGAATCACAGCCTAAGGTGAAAGCGCCAGTGGCGGTTACTGTGGACGAGGCAGATCAGCCTTTTAGCGCAAAAGACTTCTTTATGGCAGTCAAGAACGCTGAACTGAACCACTACGAAGATCCGCGCTTGCGCCCTTACAAGGCTACTGGTGCAAATGAGGCAGTCCCTTCAGAGGGTGGCTTCTTAGTGCCTACCGATATCGCATCCGGCATTCATACCAATATGTGGGGCGTTGGGCGGCTGTTGAGCCTGTTCAATCCTATCCGCGTATCTGGCAATGCCCTGACCATCAATGCTGTGGACGAAACTTCACGCGCCGATGGTTCACGTCTTGGCGGCGTGCAAGGTTACTGGCTTGCTGAAGCTGCACAGAAAACAGCATCAAAGCCTAAGTTCCGCCAGATCGATCTGAAGCTGAAAAAGGTTGCTGCGTTAGTCTATGCGACCGATGAACTGCTTGCAGATGCTTCTGCTCTGGAAAGCTGGATCGTATCAAACGTGCCTGATGAATTGCGCTTCAAAGTGGAAGCCGCGATTGTCAATGGTGACGGCGGGGGAAAGCCTTTGGGCATTCTGCAATCGCCTGGGTTGGTATCACAGGTGCGCACAACCGCTAACCTGGTTGCCGATGAGGACATCAGCCGCATGTGGTCACGGCGCTATTTAGGCGCAAATGATTACATCTGGCTTGTCAACGCTTCGGTCATGCCACAGCTTTATGCAATGACTGTTGGCGATATGCCGGTTTATATGCCGCCAGGTGGAATGTCCGGTGCGCAGTACGGGTCTATCTTCGGACGGCCTGTTATTGAAACCGAATACAACCCCTACCTTGGCACGGCTGGTGATGTAATGCTGATCAGTCCTTCAAACTACGCCATGATCGTGAAAGGCGGGGTTGAGGCTGCGTCCAGTATTCATATCAAGTTCGATTATGACGAGACGGCCTTTAGGTTCGTGTATCGTGTTGATGGCGAGCCTTTGAACGCTTCTCCCATTACCGCGTATGACGGAACCGCAACTGTTTCACCATTCGTGGCCTTAGCCGCCACAACCGCATAGGAGGTGTAACTATGGGTGTTAGATTTGCCGAAAAGATTCACGTTATTCCGCTTTTAGCTCCAGTTGAAACTACTGAAGCGAAAGTGTCCGCCTTTGTTGCGTTGGAAAATGCACAATGGATCACTTTCCTTATTCAGACTGGCGCTTTAGCTACTGACTCCGATGACCAGTATGAGATCACCGTTGCTTCTGCAACTGGCCAGACCACCAATGCCAATGATATAGCGATTCCGTTCAAGTATCGCCTATCTTCAGCCGTTGGTACTGACTCATGGGGCGCTATCACTTCAGCCACATCGACCGGCTTTATTTTGGAAGCCACTACAGACGGCAGCAAAGCTGTGCTGATTGACGTTGACCCTGCTTCGATTCCTGCTTTGGATTCAGACGCTCTATACGTTTATGTAGATATTGCTACCACTACGATGGTGTCAGGCCCGGTTGCTGTTTCAGCATTCATTGAGCCACGCTATCCACAGAATAGCAACATCTCAAGTTCATAACTTGTTCGATCAGGGGGTGGACTTGAAATATAGTCCACCCCACATAAGGAATTAGCTTATGGCAGATTATACGAATGTTTTGGCGGTCAAGGCAGACATGCCAGACAGCGAACTGTTTTCCTCTACCTCATACGATTATGATGCCGTTATCCAGGGAATGATTACAGGCGCGTCACGCCTTATTGACAAGGAAGTGGGCGGCTGGACTAACTATTTCTATCCCACTACGGATGATCAGACGCGCTATTTTGACGGAAATGGTGAAGAAGAAATCTACATTGACCCGCTTGTCAGCCTTACTTCTGTTTATGTGAGTGAATCTGGCGGAAGGGCTTCAACATCATATACCGCCTGGACTGAAAACACTGACTTCTATGTCAGCCCTTACAACTACAGCGTGATTGGTGCGCCTATTCAATCCCTTGTAATTGATAACGATTCTGGGAGTAAAGGCAACTGGGGCACGACACGCAAGGGTGTGAAGGTTACCGGTGTGTTCGGCTATGCCAGTTATCCGCCGGCCGATATTCAGCAGGCTTGCAAGATAACGGCGATGCGCTGGTTTATGCGCGCAAAACAGAGTTGGCAAGATACGTCAGTCAATGCTGCTATTGGTGAAATGCTTTATACGCAGAGTCTTGATCCTGATGTGAAAGAGATACTAAAACCATACAAGATATTCAACGCGGTGATGTGATGAGCGTTCTTGATAATGCCATTGTGAAATTACAGGCGCATGCGCTTGCGCTTGCCACTATTACTGTCAGGGGCGCGCCTTCCTATCCCACTGAAGACGCCACTGTGCTGCCGCTGGCCATTGCGCATGTTGCGAACGGCACAGGGCAGGCGGATGAATCTACAACCTGCCGAATGCTGGTCAATCTGAAAGTTGACTTCCATGTCAGCAGAGTGAGCATGAAGTCCGCATATACGCAGATAAACCTGATCATCCCTGAATTTCTTGAAAGGTTGGCTGGTGATCCTACGCTCGGCGCGACAGTTGAAACGATAGTTTTCCCTGTCAGCTTCGAGGTTTCGCCTGTTCAGTGGAACACTATCCCAACGCAGATGGTCAGTTTTACAGTGCCGGTCAAGTACCGGGAAAGTCCGATAACTTAATGAAATTAATAAATATTGTGGTTGACGAATTGCCAGAATCTTGCTGGCAGTGCGATTTTCGGTACAACGATGAATTTGTTTATCGCTGTCCATTGATGGAAAAAGAGTTCTTTTCCCATGTTGCCATTGACGAATACAAAAAGGAGCGTCATCCTGATTGCCCTTTGAAAGAAGGTAGATTTTGAAAGATACTGTTGCTATTATCGGATCGCATCCGCGAACAAGGGGCAATTTTGACTTCAACCGCACAGACGCCGATGTTTGGGTATTCAATGAAGCTCTGAAATCACCCTGGTGCAAGCGTGCTGATGCTGTGTTTCAAATGCACGACCCAGTTATCTGGAGAGCAAGCGTAAACCGAAACGACCCCAATCATTACGAGTGGCTGAAGAATACCACCATTCCTGTTTATATGCAGGAAAAGTACGAAGACGTGCCGGCTTCTATCAAGTTTCCGCTTAATGAAATCATAGCGGATTTGTTTGGGGATTATAAGCCAATCCCTTACATAACCTCTTCAGTCAGTTATGCGCTTGCGCTGGCTGTGTATAAGAAATACAAGCGCATTGAAGTTTACGGCGTGGAGATGGAAACCAACACAGAGTATGGGCATCAAAGAATTGGTGTTGCCTTCTGGGTGGGAATAGCGATTGGCAGGGGAATAGAGATAGATTTTCACAGCGATTCAATTCTGAACGCACCTCTCTATGGTTACGATGGTGCTGTGCGTATTGACAAAGAGAAGTACGAGGCACGCATTGACGAATTGAAAATTGTTGCTGATAAATTCAAAGAGCAGTACGAACTGGCAAAGAGTGATATTTATTCTACGCTTGGCAAGTTTGAGAATGATTACAAAGCTGGCATAGCGGAAATAGACAAGTTGATTCAAGCTATGGGACAGAAGGCATATAACTTTGGCATGGCTGATGGTGCAATCCAGGCTAATGAATTTTACTTGCGCAAGTCAATTCAACAAGAGGCTGAAACTGGTAACTACCTGATAGTAAGGCAGGAGTACGAGGGTGGGAGTATTGACGCGCAAAAGAATTACCAATTCAACATGATAAAAGTTTACGATGTGGCAAAGCACATGCGAGCTTGCGTAGATAGGTTGAAGGGCTGCACCAACCGCTATGAACGCAGGAACGTAAGCGATGATCTGAAGAAGATACTGGAAGCCTACTCACAAGCCACCACGCAGGTTGGCATGGCGAGTGGAATAAGTCTGGAAAATAAGCAGTGGATGGGCATGTTAGACCAGTTAGGCGTGGCAGCCGGTGGTGAAGAAGCGCTGAAACTTATGAGCGAATCTCTTATGGGTAACGTGCCGGTGGAGTTGCAATGAACATCGGCTTAGTGATTGGCAACGGCCCGAGCCTGAGAGATGTACCGCTTGACTTCCTGAATAAATATCCCAGCATTGGGTCCAACGCGATTTACCTGCTGAAAGGATTCACCCCTACCTACTACACCGCAATTGCGCCGGTCAATAGAGCTGACTTTGTTGATACAGTTAACAAGATAGATTGTATAAAAATTATTGGCGAGCGCGTGCTGAACACTTGCGCCCTAAAGAATGTGATTGCAGTAAAGAAAGGGCAGGCCAACACATTCAGCAAGAATCCGTTCAAAGTGCCGGCTTGCGAGGGCTGGACGGTAACCTATTTCAATCTGCAACTGGCCTATTATCTCAAATGGGATGTTGTACTGCTTGTGGGCGTTGATCACTGGGCAAAGGGCAATCAATCTCATTTTGTTGATAACTACATTCAGCAGGATTTTGAGGATAGTGACATGAATGATTTGACCCTGCCTTACTACAACATGGCCAAGGCAATGTTTGAAAAGGCTGGCAGAACGATAGTCAATCTTTCTAAGTGGAGCGCGCTGGACGTGTTTGAGAAACAGGACATAGGGTTATGGTAAAAGATACCGCAATTTTACAGGCCTGGTACAGCCACGAATACGATTGTCTTGTTGACCTGACTAAAGAGCGTCATCAGGCTTATGCAGATAAGCACAATATGGACTTTGTACTTCACGACTTGACCGAACATCCTGATAGAGAAAAACCTTCAGTTATGGAGTTCAGGCATATCGGCTGGATTAAGGACTTGCTGAACAGGGGTTACAGCAATGTTATCTACCTGGACGTTGACTGTATTATCTGGAATTTTGAACAAGATTTGAGGGATGCCTGTATTGATGTCAGGGGCGTTAGATTTGATGTTATGCGTGTGAAACATGTCAATATGGGCGCGGTGTATGTGCATGACTGCGAGTTGACCAGGGATTTTATAAGGGAGTGGCAGCCGCGAGCCTTATACCGGATCGGCGACTGGTATGGATGCCAGAACGCGTTCAATATTGTGACTAAGAAACTCCAAATACCGCCGCTTGATTGCACGTATAACTATACTGCTGGCGAGCATAAAGGGAATGATAATCCAGCCGTAAAGGGTTATCACACTTATATTGGCGTTCCTGCTAAATACAAGGCAATGCGAAAGGACTTACATGCTTTACTACGTGGCTAATCACGATGCTGGCAACGCTGGCGACATAGCACTGAACTACGCCACAGGAAGGGTACTTGACATGATAGACAGGAATAGAAAAAAGGTTCTTGTCTATAAAGAACAGCCTTCTTTTGATGCGCCGGTTGTGGTGGCTGGCGGCGGTCTATTCTTGCGCGATACGTGGCCTAATAAGACGAGTGGCTGGCAGTGGAATATCAGCATTGAACAGTTAGAGCGCATAAAACAGCCCATCGTGATATTTGCGGTTGGTATGAACAGGTTTAGAGGGCAGGCTGATTTTGAGCCTGAGTTTGCTGAACACTTGAAGGTGCTGGTTGATAAGGCCGTATTCTTCAGCGTAAGGGAAAAGGCTTCTATTCCTGATCTTGAACCTTACATCGGGGCGTTGATAGATAAAGTGTGCTGGCAGCCTTGCGCGGCGAGTATGATTGGGAAGTTTGAACCAAGGCGGAAAGGCGAGGGTTATACTGTCTTTGCGCCGGCCATGGATAGGCTGGACTTGCGCGGGGACATAAAGAAAATCATCCCTGTATTGAAGCAGATACCGAATCTAAAGATTGCCCTTCATATCAAGCCGGATAGGGCGTTCATGGACTTGTACGATGGCGATTACGTTGACCTGACAAAGCAAAGCGTTGAGAATATTCTGGACTTCTACCAGGGTGCAAGGCAGGTTATAGGGATGCGCTCTCACAGCCTACTGATTCCGTTTGGATTTGGCATAAGTGTTATTCCACTTATATCGCATGACAAGATCGCTAACTGGCTTCTTGATATTGAGCATCCAGAGTGGGGCGTTGAGCTTGCGGATGCTGAACAGGTGCTTGACAAGTTAGACATTGAGCAGGTTGATTTGCCGATGCGTGATGCGCTTTGGGATTTGACGTCGGCGAACGTGGATGAAATAAAGAGGTTATTGGCATGAAAGTCAGCGCGTTAGTATCTGCTTACTTTGCAGAAGAATATTTGCATGGTCGGATTGCCAATCTGCTCGGACAAACGCCTGAACCAGAAGTGGTGGTGATATGCCAGGAAGGCAGCAAGGAACACGAGATAGCCTTGCAGTATAAGGCGCTGGTGTTGACGACCAGTCACATTCCTACCATTGGCGAGGCGTGGAACTTCGGCATCATTCATGCCATGGGTGACTACATAGTCATTGCTAACAGTGATGACCGTTTCTTTGAAGGCGGAATAAAGGCGTTATCAGATGTGCTTGATAATAATGCGGATGTGGGCTATGTGTTCAGCGATCAGCACCTGACCATCAAGGGTATAACTGAAAGGCGCTTTGATCACGGCAGGATTGGCAGGGGCGGAAAGGTTGAGAACATCAAAGGCTTATTAGCTGAACGCTATTTCTGCGGGTCGTGCCCTATGTGGCGCAGGTCCTTACATGTTCATTACGGCTATTTCAACGAGGGTTACATCGTGGCGTCTGATTATGAGTGGGCGCTTCGCTTGGCAAATGGTGGGGTGAACTTCTATTACCTACCAGAGAGTGTTGGCCTATATCCTATCAGGAATGACAGCCTGGAGCATCGCAACCAGGAATTGTGCCGGATTGAATCAAGAGAGATTAGGGGTGCTGCATGAGAACTGGCACTAATCCAAACAGGACCGCGAAGGTTGCAGGTTATGGCAAGATCGTTATATCTGCCATAACGCATCTACCAGTTGCTGGCGGTTATCACAAAGAACGTCTGAAGGTTGTGAAATGTTGCCTTGAAATGATGCGTAGAAACGCTGGCATGGATTGTCAAATACTGGTTTGGGATAACGGCTCATACCCTTCATTTACACAATGGCTAAAGTATGAATACCAGCCTGATTATCTGATCTTATCGCCTAATGTTGGGAAATCGATTGCAAGAGCTTCTATTGTACGGATGCTGCCACCTGAAACGATTGTTGGGGTGAGTGACGATGACATGTTCTTTTATCCTAACTGGCTAAAAGCGCACATGGAATTGTTAGAACACTTTCCAAACGTGGGGACGGTTAGCGGTTGGCCTGTTAGAACGCAATTCAAATTCCACAATACCTTTACCTTGAAATGGGCTGCTAAAGAAAAGAGCCTGGAGTTTGGCAGGTTTATATCCGAGCAGGAAGATCACGACTTTTGCAGAAGTATTGGCAGGGATATTGCCTGGCATGATGATTTTGCTAAAGATGTGAAGGATGCGCGTATTTACTGGAAGGGCGTAAAGGCTTATGCAACTGGGCATCATTGTCAATGGATAGGGTACGCTGGCAGGATTGCTCCCCTGGTGGAATATACCAGGCTTGCTATGCCAGATGAGCGACCGTTTGAACAGGCGATTGACAGAGCTAATTTATTGAGGTTGACGACTATAAAACGGACAACCTTGCATATTGGGAATGTATTAGACAAAGAACTGGAGGAATTATGGCGATAAAGTTGAAATATGTCGGAAACGGCGCTTTTATAGTGGGCGTGCCGACTTGTGATCTGACTGCAAAGCAAGTTGAAATGTGCGGTGGCGCAGATTGGCTTATTGCATCAGGTTTGTATATAGAAAATAAACCAAAGGCTAAGAGAAAACCGGCGGAACATATTGAGGAGGATTTATGGCCACAGGCATAAAAGCAGCACGTAAAATTCAGATGGGTTTGGAATCAACACAGGGAACTGCGGTTAACCCAACAACCACCTGGCGCGGTACTGGCACAATTCAGGATAACCGCGAGCAAGTTTTCCCGACTGAAGACATCGGGATTCTAACCGGCACTGACCGGAGTTATTTCACAAGGTATGAGGCGCAGTTATCTCTGGATGCAACTGAAGCCACTTACCAGCAGCTGCCCTACCTGTTCGAGATGGGCATTAAACACGCGGCTGCCAGCACTGACGCCAACGGCGCGGCGTTCGTCTATGACATGCCTTGCGCTACCAGCGACATGACCGAATCAACCGACCTTTATACCTATACCTTTGTTGGTGGGGATAATATCAACGTTGAGGGCTTTGCGTTTGGCTTTGCCAAGTCTATCAATTTGAGCGGTGAGGCTGGCGGTGCTTTGATGATGAGCGCCGAGATCATTGGCCGACAGGTTACGACTGACGAGTGGGGCGCTTCTGTAACCATACCGACAGTTGAGGAAATCCTGTTCAGCAAGGGCAAGTTCTATATTGACCCGGTGGCAGCCATGCCGATTGACGTACCAACGCAGGTTTCTAATACCTTGATTGGCGCAGATGTGAGTATCAATACAGGCTGGCAGGAAGTCTATACCGCCGATGGTTCGCTGTATTTCAGTTTTATCAAGCCGACCACCCCTGAAGTAACGCTGACAGTCACCATGGAATACAACGCAAGCGCGGTTGCTGAAATCGCTGCCTGGCGTGCTGGTACTGCCAGGGTGATCACCTTGAAGTTTGAAGGCACTACGGCCGCTACAAGTTACCTGACAATCCAGATTGCTGGCAAGTGGGATAACTTTGAGAAGATCGGCGAGCGTGATGGGAACGACATTGTGGTGGGAACTTTCCGAGGGCGCTACAATTCCACAACCGGAAAGATGTGCTACATCGTTGTGCATAATGATGATGCAGACGGCGTGCTGCCATAGGCGAAAGGGATTACATGACTGAAATAGTTTTTGAATTGCCTGATGCCAAGACACCTGGCTTCTTGCGCCGGTCAAGGCAGTTAGCCGAATACCAGGATGCTGTGAAACAAGAGGGCTTGGGCGAATTGGCTAAGTTTGACCTGATGGTCAAGTTTCTTAGTCAGTTCGTCAAAGAGCCTGAAGATCCGCAAGCCGTTTATGAGGCTTTGATGGATGCCACGCAGGAACAGATAAACGACCTGTTTGCGCTATTGACTGGCAAGCTGAACGCGGTAAACCCTACGAACGAGGGAAGCTAAAATCCTATTATCAAAAGGGGGTTGGCTTCCCTCCAGAGTGGGCGCTGATACTGGAAGCGGCGAGTTACGATCCGCTAAGGGCTATGGAAATTGAAGAGCGCGTGAATCAGGAATGGTGGCAGCGCTGGCTGGTTGACAGAGATGCACGCGTAAGCGCACAGAACAAGGACAAAAAGCATGGCAGATAACAGCATAAAAATACTTATTGAGGCGCAGAACAAGGCGACCAAAGAACTTAATCAGGTCAAGAAAGAACTTGAAGGTCTGAAGAAAGCCACTAAAGACACCGGCACTGAAGGCGGTAAGTCCGTTGGTGGCTTGCTTGACCAGTTCAAAGCCTTGAAGATGGGCGCAGTGCCTTACCTTGCGGCGTTAGGCGTGGCTGTTGGTGCGTTCAAAAAAGCTATGGACTTTGGCAAGGAAGGCGCACAACTTGAATATGCTTCGCTGAAATTCGAGCGCCTTGCTGATTCAGCTGGCACTACTGCCGACATTCTTTTGAATGACTTGAAAGAGGCTACAAAAGGCACGCGCTCTGAAATGGAACTTATGGCTGGTGCTGGCGACTTTATGGCGCTTGGCTTAGCCAAGTCCCATGATGAAGTTGTCAGATTGACCAGAGTTGCCGGCGCGCTTGGTATGAACATGAACCAGCTTGTCTTGACGCTGACCAACCAGACCACCATGCGCTTTGATGCGATTGGCGTTAGTGTGGATGGTTTTGATGAAAAGGTAAAGGCATTAGAAGCAACCGGCATGAGTGCTGATAAAGCATTCACAGAGGCGTTTCTGCAACAGGCTGAAGAACAAATTAAGAAGGTCGGCAATGCAGCTGATAGCACTATTGGATCATTCAAACAGTTAGAAGCTGTTGTAAAGAACGGCACTGACAGCATGAAGAAAAATATAGCTGAAGTGCTTGCGCCTGCAATTGAACAATTAGCGGACAAACTGATAAAAGAGCGAAATTCTGTTGACAATCTCAAAAGAGCGATGGAACTTGGTATTATCACGCAAGAGGAATATAACCGCCTTGCAAGTCATGAGGGGATGCGCCGTTATGGTGATGAAATAGGCGAAGCTACTAAAAAGGTTACTGAGCTTGAAGCCGCAATGGACACATCCGCAGAGGACATGATTGAATATGCTATTGCCGCGGCCAAGGCTGGTGATGAGCAGGAACACATAGCAAGAACAGCTGAAGAAGCTAAAAAAGCACTCGATAATA